TGACGACCGACTCGAAAATTTCATTGATTTCCTGAAGCTCAGGTTCCATCAGTACGTCCGCAGTGTCTTCCCGCCGTTGCGCGTCTGGTTGTTCGGCGGAATTACCTTTCCGTGACCCGTGCGACCCGTCCCGGTCTTGCCCTTCGGCATCTTCTTCACTGCGACAGACCCCGGCCCCTTGGACGGATCGTATTTCGGATTCGGGTTGTTCGTGAACTGATCGACCTCGGGCCGCGTCAGCGGCTTGTTGATCGGATCACGCTGCATGAGAATCCGCGTCTTCGACTTCTTCGTCGTCTTGCCGACGAGAACCGACGGATCGTGCCAAGACTTTGAAATTGCGTCCTGACCGTTCGTGCCGGTCTTCTTCGGCGTCTTCGGAGACGCGACCGACTTGGCTCTGAGAATCTTAGCCATAGCGCTTGATCCCTCCCTTCGGGCTGTGAACGATGTTCATCTGCGAACCGGCCGGAAGGGAACCGGACGCAGGATTGACGCCGCCCTTGAAAATCACCTTGGTTCTTTTCACGGCGACGTTACCGCTCAGGACTGTAATTCCGCCTCTACTTGCCATTCCACACCTTTCCGTTCCGGTAGAGCTTGGGCCGATACCCGAGAGGAAGGATCGGCAGAATTACCTTTCCCTGACTCGTGATCAGGTTGTTCATCTCTTCGGCCTACGAACGCCGCCCAGCACGTTCCCTGCTGCGCCGCTCGCGTTGGCAACGATCAGGTAGGACGGACGCCCTACGGACGACTTGCGGGTCGCCTGAAGCTGCTTGCGCTTGCCTTTTGCCATCTCACCCTCTCTTTCTCTTCCGCTTTTTGGCAACAGCCGCTCCGTATTGCCTTGGACTCCGTTTCCCAAGCAATTTCTTTTTCTTGGGCTTGACCGTCTTGCGCCGCCCAGTCCTCGGAACGTGCGGCCTAACCCGCATTGGAATTTCCTGACGGTACCGGCGGTACCTCGACTCTGCCCTGCGGGTTGGGCTGAGTCAACTGATCCGGCTGAGATTTCTCTTGGCTGGGCGAGCGCATCACCGGGAGGTACTGCTGGATCATCCGCTGATACGTCTCATCCGAAATTTCACCACGAGAACGCGCTACCTCAAGACCCATGACAAGCTGCTGGAACGCCTGCATCTCCACGACCTGATCGTCCACGCGCACGGGATCCCAGGAAAGCTCTGCCCGGATCGGGATCAGATCGTTGATCACGAGGGCCATTTTCATTAGCTGCTGAATCGGCTTCGTGTAGATCCGGCGCTTGCGGTCAACCTTTTTCACGAACGGGACAGTCTGCGCGTTGCGGTCGGAGTTGGCCGAGCCGGAGTCCACGCGCATGAACGCCCATTCAGGAGTCTGAGAGGCGATGCAAATACAGTCGATCAGAAATTCCGCGAGCGTCTGCGTATCTCCCAGCACCGACTTGGCCTCGATGAAGCTCGCATCCTCGTCCGTCTGGAAGAAGAAAATTTCCCGGCCCTTCCAAGAGATCGTCGCATTGTCCATCACTCTCCCGTTCTCGTCCAGAATTTCAGGGAAGTTGTTGCGGACGAACGGCATCACGTCAGCCAATTTCAACATCAGCTTCGGTGTCGAGTGATAGGTATGCGCCTGAAGCCCCTGGTTGAGAACCGCGTCGAAAGCGTTCAGGAACGGAATTACTGTTTCCAGGTCGGACTGCCCGCTCTGAAGCGATGCATCCCACTCGTTGTAAACCTCCAGGAGCGGAACGAATCCCCACTTGTTGTCAGAGCCGAACGAGTCGATCCACTTGTTCGTGTTCTGGTCGAAGAAACGAAATCTCTCGCGGTCGATGATCTCGATCACGTCGTGTTCCTCGACTGTCGGATCGAGTCCCTTTTCCGGCGAGCCGGGATCGATCACGAACCACATGCGGTGGCGAATTACAGCCCTGGCGATGATGTTCTTGTTGTTGCCGTCGTATTCCAGATCCACGCGCTCCGGGGGCAGGCACTCCAGGTTGCAGTGATCCGCCTCGTCCAGCGTCATCAGTGGATCGAGCACGTCCGGCTTATGGATTCGAACGATCACCTTGGAGTCCCTGAGCGCATCCCTCACCATCTGCTGAATTTCATCCACCCAGTAGATGTGCAGGCAGTCGTTGAGGAAGACGTTCGTGGAATCGTTGTCCGTCGAAGCCGTCGGGATCCCGATGAATTGCACTTGCAGATCGACAATCGGCTTTGCGAACGCCCCGCCGAGATTGTTGCTACTGTCGTTGCGGTAGAGGCTGCGGGCAAAGTCGTAATTGACCTGGGTGCCTTCTGCCGCAGGATGAGACGTGGGCCAGAATCTCAGGCCGAGCGGGTTGGGATTCCAACCCCGGATCGGAGACATGGCCGTCCAGGTGTACGGGAACAGGCCACGGGTGAAATCCCCGATTTGCTCTGCTGCGTTGTGCAGTCTATCTGAAATTCTAGGCATCTGAATCCGGGTCGGTGACCGTCAAGAGCTTTTCCAGACCTTCGATCAACTGCGCAGCTTCCTCCTGGATTTCAGGGGAAGCCTCCCGCAGCTTCGCCACGATCCCGTCGTCCACGAGCGTCGTGCGGTCTTCGTTGACCGTGTGACGCTCCTGACGGCTTGCCTTGGGCACTCCACCGCGATCCAGGATCTCCGACGCGGCCATCACGCGCAGCTTGTCGTCGTCGGAATTTCGGATCACATCGACGTAGACGTGGATCGCCTCCAGCATGTAGCCCTCCAGAATTTCAAGAGCAGCCTGCGGAATGCGGGAGCGAAGGTACGCAATTTCATCGCTGATCTTCGGGTTGTTCAGGATCTCACTCGTCTGATCCCTGGAGATCCCGACGACTGCTGAAATCTGGTTGCGCGAGTACCCGGCCAGCTTGAGCACGGCCACCATCGTCTCGACGTGCGGAACCTCTGACGGCAGGAGCTTGGCCGGAATGTTCAGGTTGACCTTGTATTTCCGCCTGATCGACTCGTTGCGGCGCTTCGCTTCGGAAGCCCGCTTGATCGGTGTTGAAATTCTTCTAGCTGGCGGCAACGAGATTCCCTCCCTTGTTGAATGCCCCCGAAAGAGAGCCGGGGATATCCAGCGTCGGATTCTGTAGCGAGGCTACCGTCGCAAACATTCCCGCATGATGAAAATGGTCGTCCAGCCGGTTCTTCTTCCAACGTGCGCGGAAGCGCCCATCGGGACGCTCTTCCTCGACGCGCACCATCTGAAGAAGCTGGTGGTAGAAACCGTTATACGGCTTGCGTGGCATGTTCTCCCCAAGCTCGCGAGCGTCTGACGGAAGAATTACGTTTCCGTAGATCATGTCCGCGATGAAGGTGTCGAAGGCCATCGTGCGGTCGATGTTCACCTTGCCGACCTCGTTGCGCCGGAGCACCTGGAAATTTGCCATCTCGCTCTGCTGGTCGCGGTCTTCCTCGAAACCGACCCAGAGCTTGCCGTGGTATTTCAGAGCCAGGTCGTGCGCCTTGGATTTTTCCGGATGAGCGTCGATCACTCCGCGCCAGCTTGTCAGATCAGCAAGGAAATTGTCCAGGTCGCCCCAGTTCCAGAAAGTGCGAACCTGCCACAGCAATTTCCTTTTGTAGCGGTCGAAGTGCCACGCCCACATGTGCAGCGTCGTGCCAACGTCGATCCCAATTGCCAGCGAGTTGTTGGGAATGCCGCCCATGATGTAGCCCTCGGAGCGACACTTGTCCAGAAGCTCTGCTGTAATTTTGTCCCCTGCCGCCGCGTAAGGGCGGCCCATGTTCTGATTCCAAAACGCCTTCAGCTTGCGAGCATCCTTCTGGCCCTTGAAATAGTCGGCCATGATCTCGTGCAAAGGCTGGGTCGGGGAGTTGAGTTGCGAGATGTAATAGCCCCGGAGCCTGCCGTCCGGCTTCATCGCAGTCCAGCGGCCTTCGCGATTCATCTTCGGGCGCTCACGGTCTGAAATCTTGCGGTTGCAGAAAGCGCAGTCGATCACGCAGTCGAACTGGTTGTCCCCCAGCTTGACGTTGTTGTAGTCGAGCGAGGGATGGTTGAAATTTAGCACCTGGAACCTGCCGCAATGCAGGCAGGGGACTTCCCAAAAATGCTGGTCGGTGTTCTCCCAGCCGTCTTCGCCGTAGACCCCGAAACCATCGACGGTCGGAGTGGAGAGAACCATCAGCTTGCGAATTTCAGAGCCGTCCATGCGGTGACGAGCATCGCTCATGTTCTCGATCACCATCCGGTCGTACTCGTCCCAGACTTGAAAATCGACCGGGATCTCCTGAAGCTCGCGGGGAATGTTCGTCCCTCTGATGTAGAGGTTGTGGTAATCGACCGTCTGCTTGTGCAGCCGGTTGTCCACGGAGCCGAATTTCTGCGAGAGAATCGGGTTGGACTCGATCACCGGGTCGATCCGGGCCTGCACAAATGGAATTGCCCCGGTCTTCAGAGGAAGCAAATACAGTCCGTTCCAGCCCCGGACGGTCACGTTGTGCATCGACTTGACCAGGGCGGTGACCGTGTAGGCCATCTGTGCGGCTTTCGGGATCCAAATTTCAGGATGGGTGTCCCGGAAGATTTGCCGGACGTATTCACGACCTTCCAGGCTGAAATCCCTTCCATCCACCCTCAGTCCCATACCAGCCGCCCATTCATCGGGACGCGCAAGCGAGCGAACGGCGTCTAGCTCAGTCTTTCTGCCGCTGCTCTTCCTGTATGAAATAGGGGGATCGGCCATTGAAATTCACTGTGACACAGGAAAACCCGTGGCAACAGTGAAATGGTAGTTCAAGCAGTGAGGGCCGCTCTTGCGAACGACCCTCACCAGCCCGAATGCCAGCCGCCGCGAAGGAGGCTTGCAAAGCCGTTCTAGCAGCTACCGAGGTCTTGCCGGTAGGCCAGCCAGCGCTCCAGCGACCAGTTCGGATTCGGAACCACCTGAATTTCAGGATTGCTCAGGTGCATGTCGATGGCCGTGAGCAGAAGATCCGCCTGGGAGAGCGGGACAAACTCAATTTCACCGTTGCAGATTGCCGAGACACGGCGAAGGTGAATGCCCGTATTTTCAGAGAGGTACTGGATCGGGCCGAGAAACTCGACCTGGGTGCCGTAGGAAGAGCCGGAGGAATAGGTGTTGAGCGGGCGCTCTGCCAGATAGCGGGTTACCCAGCGGCGCAGAATGGGTGAAAGTTGAAATCCGGGAACTACCTCCGCTTCCCCCTGTCCGTTGTATTTTGCCTTGAGGGGAGGGGTCGGCTCTCTGGCGAGAGCGTTCATCCGCTTTTCATGTAATTTGGCTCGTGGCCTGCCCTTCTGCCGGAGCCGGGAATTCTGGCTATTCGGCAATCTTCGCGCCCTTCTTGAAGACGGAGCGGGCACGGAGTCGCTGGGTAGAGCCGGTTCCATGCTCGTCCGCGTAGGCGAGGAAGATCCGGTCTGCGTCTTTACCGTACTGCTTTTTGAAATTCTTGTAGGCTTTCTGCATGTCCTTGGGCTGGGCTGAAATCTTGAACGGAAGAGTCATGCTCGCCATCCCTTCGGGCACAGGCAGAGTCCGTACTTGACGCAGTTCGGATTCACGCACCAAGGAGGCATCTTCGGCCGTTTACTGAAATTCGAATCCGCTAACTCGCAGTACGGCTCATGCACGGCGTTCGGATAGTCGTATGACCCCGCAGGACAGGTGCAATGCCGTTTTCTGGGATTCGAATCCGGAAGGCGGTCAGCCACGGAGCCGCCTCACTTCGGCAATCAACGCGGGAACGTCGCGGGTCGTCAGCCGTTTCCAGTTCCACGCCGGACGCTCGGCGCGTTTCTCTATCGCGCGAAGCTGACGCTCGGTCAGCGCCTTCGGCCTCGAACTGAGATTCGAATCCGGAAGGCCGGTCACCGCTGCCCCTCCCGCACACCAGGGGAACGGCCACAGATGCCACACGTTCTGGTCGTGACTTCCGCTCCGCACTCGCAGCGCCACATCCCAGGGGAGCGGCCTCCGGCCGCAAGAGCAGCACGGGCGATGGCTCTCATCTCGCGCGCCCACGGATCGTCAGGGAACGGACGGGCAGCGATCCGGGCCAGCGCGCTTTCCAGTTCCCGCACCTTCGCTTCGGCAGCGAGGGTGTTGCGGTGCGCGTTCTCCATCACCTTGCAGTCCTCCTCGGACTGCGAGATCGCCTCATCACGTTCGACTTGCAGCCGCGCGTTCTCATCAAGTAGACCGTGGACGAGTCGCGCCTGGATTGGCTTCACGACACCGCCGACGCGGGCGTCCTCGGCGTCGTCCCAACCGGCGAGCCACTCCCGCGCTTCGGCTAGCGGATCGCTACTGGGATTCGAATCCGGAAGGCGGTTCACTCGCTGTCTACTGCCCTTTCCCAAGCCTCTGCCCCATGAAGGT